TCGTCGGTTTGATTCTTCTAGTGCAATGTAACCTACCCGCTCTCCAGTTTGTAAGAACGATGTAGCAAGCTCTCTACAGAAGGAACTCTTACCAATACCGGAACCTGCCGTGATTGTAACGAGTTCCCCGTACCTAACTCCATGAAGAATTTTTTGTAATCCTGAATAAGGGTAGTCATGATTTGATGGTGGTTGTGGGGCTGTAACAATTTCTAGTAGTGATTTACAATCTACTATACCATCAGGACGGAATGGTTTTGGATCCCAGTATGCTCTTGTTAAAGCATCATAGTCTCCTGCCTGTAAGGCTTCAGAAGCGTCCTTATAGTCGTTGAGGCGGGAAATATACACCTTACCAGGTGGAAGCACCGTAGCGGCGTTCTTAGCTGCCTCTATGCCTGCTTCATCGTTATCGAAGAACAGTACGATTTGATCGAAACCTTGTAAGAACTGTAGGTTCTTTTGAATAGATTTCTTTGCTGATGCTGCTCCATTAGGTAGTGATACTACCGCCCATGTTGGTGCTATCTCAGCACATGACGCTGCATCTATCTCTCCTTCAGTAATTGTTATCCTCTTACCAAAGGGTTTCCATAGATGCTGTCCAAAGAAAGATCCATCTGTCTCCCCTTCATAAGAGAACACCTTACTCTTTGATCGTGTCTTAGCACCAATAACCTGACCATCAGCATTATGGTAATAGAACCTCAAGACATCATCGTCTCGGTATATTTTGAACTTTTCGCATGTCTTCTCTGTGATGTTGCGCTTGTTCAAGCGGGTCGCAGAGCCTACGTAGCTCATAGTCATGTTGGTTTTGGGTGATGATTGTGAACCATTTCCTGGTGTCCATTGTTGGCATACAAAACAAAAAGTGTGCTCATCTGTATAGACTGCAAGACCATCAGATGATCCACAGTCAGTACAAGGAGCATGGTGAGAGAATTCAGATGAGCCAGTCAATTGGGATGTTTGCATAGCTACACCATTTTATTCCGTGTTTGTCGCACCATTTAGCATAGGTAGTTTTAGATTTTTTAGATATTTTATTGAAGGGTGCCTGAAATACCATACGTAGATCAATATCAGGATGTTGTTCAATGACAGCCTTGATCTTACGTCGATCGTCAGGTTCCCATAAGCCTTTACATTCTAGATATATTCCGTTAGGTAAAATAAAGTCAGGTGTGTAGTTAAACTTGATCTCATAAGGAACCTTAGTTGATTCATATTCATACTTGACACCTAACTCTACCATCAGATCAGCAACCTTTTCTTCAAGCCCTGATCTGAAAGCCATCACCAGATACCTGGGATTAGCTGTCCTGTGACAGCATAAGCACCCATAGCCGCCATGACGCCAAGCATAGCAAGACGACCATTAAGCTTCTCAGCCTTTTCATTGTGAGTTTCGTACACTTCAATAATCTCCATTGGTGGTTCTTTTGCAAATAAGTTTTGACGGTTACCGTCTTCAGTAGTAACAGTCATCAGAAGTCCTCCTCATCATCAGCAGCAGGAGTGATGACAGGATCACTAGCTTTGAATCCTTCAGTCTTACCAAACATAGCAGCAACATCAGCGATAGGCATATCACCAGTATCAACACCAGCCTTCGCATTCAAGGCGACAACCTGGATAGCTTGACACTTGAGTGACGTACCATATGTAACCCCATCCTTTAGGATGTAAGGTTTCTGATAGAACGCAAGCTTAACTTGTGCTCCACTGTAGATAGGTAGATTGACATCAGTGACAGGACTACCTTCGCAGTCAACAACAGGTGGCTTGAGTTCTTCATTCCATGAGAACTTAACTTTGTACTGTCCTTCTGATACCTCTTCCCATGGTTCAGGTTTGCAGACACTACGCTTTGGATTCTTTAGTTTTGACTCAGCCCACTTAAGGGTTTCAATACGATCATCTTCAAGCTTATCAATTATATCCTGTCCGACAAGAGCAGACATGGAATAACCAAACTTGGATGGTTTCATCACCGCTTGATAACCTTCAAGGATGACTGGTTCAGGTGTGACAAAGGTGGTTCTAGCCATTAGCAAAAAAAGTAAGTGGATTCAATCACGGATTCTGGTTTAAGATCTCCGATGATCGGTGGTTGGGTTTCTGCTCCTATCTGTTTAGCAAAGTCAGTAAGGTAATCATTCTCTGCGAAGAGATGCATGTATACCTCACGGACAATAGTAGACAGAGCAGACATATCAGTAGCACGACACAATACTGAGTCGTGTATCAGGGATAGTGGATTGTCAAAGCGTAGAGCTGCTAGGTGCAGCAATGACGCATCAAGGGAGTGGATGACATTAGGAGCAGTAGCATTTTTGTGATGGTTAATGTCAACTTTATCATCATCCCCAATGGAGACTCTGATCTTGACACGACCTAACAATTGCAACTCAACGTCTTTGAACAGCTTCTTCATAAGCTTCTGGGTGACAACAAAACCTGACGGTGTACACCACTCAAGCTTTGATTCCCCTCTCTTGATAGCTTTAGCTACTTCTGATTCAAACCATTTCATGACAGCCATGGGACCAGGTACGATCTCATCCATAGCATCACGAACAGCTTTAACAGTAGCAGTAAGATCATCTTTCTCAATCTCTATACCTTTTTCTTTCAATGCATCCCTGATGTAACCACGGTTACTGTGAGGTTTAGCATTGTAAGGTACAGTCATGACAACTCGTTTGACAACCTTACGATCCATATGCTCTTTTATAGAGTCTGGGACGTTTGGTTTAGCGTGCTCGGCGACGGTTGCATATGCGTCGGCTGGTCTCTCCCCT